TAGCATACAACTCTTGACCAGCACCAGAAGAGTACAAAACTGTAGTAGCACCAACTCCTGCAAGGACAGTTGCTGTCCCAATCCCAATTGATGATGCACCAACACCAACGCTGTAGAAGATTTGGGTTCCTGTTGTGAGTCCATGGTGAGGAAGTACAATGGATCCAGTGTTTAAATTTAATACACCTTGATTATTACTTCCATTAAATGATTGGGAGTGGATACCACTAGATGCTACTTCTTTAGTTCTTGCAGCATCAATTTCCCACTGAGAAACTTGGTGTTTGAGGAACATCCTCTCAACACCATCCATATGACGTTCTTGGAAGTATTGAATTGCATCGTCTACGAGATCTTCAATCTGATCTTCGTCAACGTTAACTTCCAGAACTGGTTCACCCAGCTGTCTAAGACAGTAATCAATCAGTTCTTGTCTAGTGCTAGGTTTCGCCATGAATATACAACTAGCTTCCAGCTATTTAGTAGTCGTCTTTTTGTTTTAATTTTTGTTGTAGTGTTATGATTTGGGCCTGCAGAAGTAGATTTTCCTTCTGCAGGGTATCAATTTTCTTCAGAGTTATTTCAAGAAGAGTGTTGGCGTCAATATCAGTATGTTCCACAATCAATAGTATCAGTGTAAACGGGAACTCCTCCCAGTGATGTAAGTATATAGGTGGAAGTTGAAATACCAGCTGTTGGGCTGGAACTTACACCGATAATTCCACTAGTTCCTGCATACGCGACACCATTTGTGTCTCTATTTGGTAAGAACAGTTCTGTAAGTGTTGCACTTGATGCAGTAAGTGCTCCACCAAAAGCAGTTCCAAATCCAAGTCTTGCAAAATTACCGTCTGAAGATTGGCCAAGACCAATTCTTGCATTATTAATTTCACCACCATCAAGGTTCAGTGATGCAACGGTAAGAATACCCGCAATGTTTACATTATCAAGTTCTGATGTTCCGTTTACAAAGAGGTTTCTCCACTGAGCTCCAGAAGATCCAAGATCGAATGCATCATCATTTAATGGTTCCCAGTTCTGGTTTACTACAAACGCACCTCTACTACTGCTCCAATTGATTTGGTAGTCACTATCACCTTTAATAGTAAGACCACCACCATCGGCCAGTGCATCTGACGCACTTCCACTATCAGGTACGGCCAACTCAATATTCTTATCACGAATTTGTGTGATGGTAGAACTTAAGTATGAAAGGTTGCCATTTACAGTGAGATTACCAGTTACAGTCAGTCCACCACCAACGAGAACATCGTCTGGAAGGCCAATTGTAATTGTGTTACCAATTGCAACCGTTTCAATTTCATATTGTGTACCAAGAATTCTTAAGAATTCTGAACGCAATCCAACACTACCAGTTCCACTATCGGCAATAGTGTTGAGAGTCTGATCATATGTTGCAAAGGAAAGTTGTCCATTTCCATCTGCAAGCAGAATCTGACCAGCTGCAACCTCACGACTTGTTGGGAAAGCGTATTGATTTCCTGCGGTTCCAATACCTACAGTCAGATCACTTACAATACCAACATTAATGTTGGCGGTATTGGCAGATAAAGTGCCAAAATCAGCAGGTGATGTAGTTGCAGTTAAAGTTCCACCAATAGAAACTGCAGATGATACATCTAATAATCCACCAAATACTTCCGAATTCTGATAGAACTTGAGGTAACTATCAGTTACTAACTGATTTTGTGCGTTAGTAACAACTAAAGAAGAACTACTTAGTCCTGTAATATTAATCGTTGGTGCTGTTATAGTACCAGCATATGATACAGAAAACTGATTGGTAGAACCAACGTTTAGACTTCCAACTCCAGACTGTGCAACATAAACGTCCAGAAGTTTTGCTGTTGATGCAGTTAATACACCAACTACATTCCAAAAATCGATAGTTCCTGCAGCACCAACAACTGCAGCAGAACTTGGTGTAAGAATACTTGGTTGGTGGTCAAGTAATTTGTAAGTATACTCGCCACCAATTTCTACAGGAACATTATTTGTGTTTCCGACGAATAATCTACCTGCTTTATTATCCCAAGTTCCTGATGTTCCGGCTTCAATAGTTACTGCAACTTCCCCTGGTTCAAGTGACGCTGGAGCTGCAATACCAGTTGACCTTTTTACCTTAATAATGGCCATCAGAAGGAACCCCCATCAATCTCTGTATTGTCACCCAGACTTGATTGGGCCGTCCATAACTGAGTAGTTCCATTGTATACAAGAAGGTATCCATCAGCAGGATTTACCACACTTGTATCACTAAGTGCTCTCAGGGTGCCACCAGCTTGAGCACGCGAGGTACTGATGACTTTAATCCCATTTACACCACCAATCCTTGTGCTTGGCATTTAATTACTCCCTAGTTGCGCTTTCTCTCACTAGTGCCTGGCCTTCAAGGATTTTTAATTTTTCAGAATTTTGGTCGGTCAAAATAATATCATAAATGTAACGTCCGGCCTTTATACTTCTAGTAACAACGTCAGTTAAAGAAATTCTAATTTGACCAGCCTCTCTGTCAGTAAATACGACAGAGAAATTATATGCTTTTTTACTACCACCATGTTTTCTCATCTGAGCACTGGCAGTATAATTTGTCAGATCTAGTGGCTCGCTGTTTGCAGCAGCCAAGTCAAACGTTTGTTGAAAGTCGGCACCTTGGTCAATAATTAAGTTAACGACAAAAATAGCCATAGTATCGTTAGTTGTGCCTTATCTAGATGTATTTATGTACTCTACAGTTTATTAATCAATTCTTTTAATAGTGACTTGAGTTCTGATACCTCATTCTCAAGATTTTCCATCCTTTCTTGTTCTTTTATCTTCTGATCTTTCATCGCAAGGTAATTTTGATATGCAGTGGTGTCGTTAACTTAAT